GGCTCGAGATAGCAAGACGCAAAGCGCTTGTTCTTGCCGTCCATCTTGCTGTAGTCGCGGTCGCGACGCGGCTCGACCATGTGCACCACATCCACCCAGCTGTCGAGCTGCTTGCGGTTGTACATGTTTTTGACCGTGTCGCTACAGTTCTCCAGCCCGAACTGGTCGACCAGCTGCGCCACCGTCATCTGGAACTCGCGGCAGAGCGTATCGACCATGCCCTTCTGGTTGGTGCCCAGTGCGTACTCGCCCACCGTCAGCGGGTAGTGGTGCAGCACGTTCTCGAAGTCTGGCAGAACGATCGTGGCAGCCGTGCCGAACAGGCCCAGCTCCTCGTACAGGGTGTGCAGGCTGCGGTAGGTATTGGAGCCGGCAAAGATCGCGCGCAGCAACACCGCGGTGTCGTGCAGCCAGGCCTTGACCGCGCCAGACTCCATCAGGTCCTTGTCCTGGATCTCCAGGCGGAACCAGGGTCGCGCCGGGCTGGTCATGCCGGACATCATGCCGGCGGCCAGGGTGCGCGAGCCGAACACGGCAGCGTTGTCGAGAATGTTGTTGGCGCGCTTGTCGCCGCGGTTGCGGTCAGTGACGAAGAACCGACCAGCGCGAGGCTGCTGGTAATCGCTTATGTCGCGCCAGTGGTTGATCCAGCTCGACCGCTCGTTCCACAGCGACGACTTGCGGGCCAGAATGCGCTGCCGCTTGTTGATCGGTTCGTCCATTACCCGCCCAGCAGGCTAGTCTTGCCTGTCGGTGCTGCCGCAACGCCCATCGGCCCGGTCAGCAGTGAGCCGCCACCCATGGCAGCAGAGCTGCGGTTGCGTTTCATGTTCGCGCTAACGGCCATCGAGTCAGGCTGCTTGACAGCTTGAGGAGGTGGCGGGGGTGCGGGAATGTTTGGGCTAGAGAGGCACATTGCTGCGATCCTTCAGAGGTTCGCGGCATTGTGCGGGGGGCTCACGGCCACACGGACACTCAGAGCCGTCGGTAGGGGTCGTAGTCCAGGCTGTTGGCCTCGTCGATGGTCGGCAGCCCCATGGACCTCGCTCGAGCCTGAGCGCTGTGATCGACGTAGACGGGGAAGCTGAAGGTGAGCGCCAGCGCGTCGCCCATGTCAGGGCTGGGCAGCCCACGCGCTTTGATGTCGTCCTTGCTCTCGAGCTGGATCTTGTCGGCCGGCGTGAATCGGTAGGTCGGTGCGGCCAGGTCCTGCTTCAAGTCGACCAGGTCGGGGATCGCGCCGCCGGCACGCAGCCAGTCGCGCACCTCGAACCAGATCTCGGCGCGCTTGTTGAGGTATCGCGCATTGCTCGGGCTGCCTGAGAAGTGCACCTCGATCACATCGTGGTGCAGCTGGCGCAGGCGGTCGATCACGCCGCCACCGTTGCCGGCATCGATGAACACGGCATCGGGTTGGAAGCGCTCGATCTCCTGCGCCACCTTGTCGGCCAGGGTCATGTTGTTGATGCCGCGGTAGACCTTGGGCGCCATGGCATACAGGCCCTGCCTGGCGAAGATCACGCTGCGGTCATCCCCAAAGCGCGCAGGATCCACGCCGAGAATCTTGGGGGCGTAGGTGTACTCGTCCTTGCGCAGGTGGCGCCGGCTGGCTTCCTGCACGTCGGTCAGGCTCATCAGTTGATCGTCGCCCGAGGCGGCGAAGTCACACAGCATCTCGCGCTTGAACGTGTTCTCGTCGACAGATTGCCGGTAGCGCTCGACCTCGGTGGGGTTCAAAGCGTCGGTGTCGTACACGGTGTACAGCGCTGCGTGCCACTGGTCTAGGTTGCGCGCTTTGAAGAACAGCTCCGAAAACAGGTTGATGCCGTGCGGTGTGCCGATGAAGACGGCAAACCCAAGGCGGTCGGCCAGTGCGGGTTGCAGAACCTCGCGCCAAGTCTCCGCTCGTATGTCAGCCACTTCGTCGAGCACCACACCGTCTAAGCGCACACCGCGCATTGCATCCCCGTTGTCGGCGCCATACAAACGTATGACGGCGCCGTTCGTCTTCAACCGCACCCACAGCTCGCTTTCGTTGGTCTCGGCCAAGCCGTGCATGACCAGCGGTGCGGTGATCTGCTTCAGTCGCGTCCAGGCGATGGTCTTGGCCTGCTTCAACAACGGTGCGACGTAGAAGAACAGGCCGAGGTCTTTTTCACACCGAAGCGCCCGGTCCAGCAGATGGCGCAGTGCAAGCTCTGTTTTGCCTGCGCGCCGGTGCAACGCCAACACCGTGAAACGCTTCATCGCTAAGTGAACCTGGCGCTGCCACTCGCGGGGCCTGTAGCCCAAGTCAATCGTGGTCATGCTGCGCGCTTTCTGCGGTTGCGGGCTTGCTCGGTTGGAGTTGCCCAGCGGCAGTTGCCTGGCTCGTAATTGCCATCCACATCGATGCGGTCGAGCGTTCGCCCAGCAGGGCGTTCACCCATGTCCGCAAGAAAGTTGGAAAACGATGTCCAACGCTCACACACCGAGATTCCGCGGCCGCCGTATATGGCCCATCTATTCCCGGCGGGGTTGTTGCAGCGCGAAACCATCCGCATCCAGCTCATGTACGTTGGTGATGTTTTCCCGACACGTTTGTGGCCATGCGTGGCGTTCTGGGTGCCGCGCTCTGCTCGCAGACAACCACACGACTTGGTGTTCCCGTTGCGGACGTTCTTCCCGATCGCAACCGTCTCCTTGCCGCACTCGCATAGGCAGACCCAAGTGGCTTTGCCATCGTGCGTTCGACCGTGTTCGCGCAACGCGGTGAGGCGCGCAAACTTTTGCCCCGTCATGTCAGTGGATTTCATGGGCTTAATTGTTGCCCATCAAACCCGAGTCACGGACACGGCTACGCTAGGTCGGAATGATCGTCCGCCACGGTCGGCACGCCGGTGGCGATCAGCACCTGGGTCTGCACCGGGCCGCCGTTGGCGCCGGTGAGCTCGACCCTGTTGTTCTCACAGTAGTCATCCGGGAAGCGTGCAGACATGGAACGCGCCCAGAGCTGTGGATTGAGCCGCTCGCCCTCGGGGCTTTGCCACATGCCGCGCTGGCCCTGATCTTCCCACCAGGCCATGGCCAGGTCCCTCGCGCGCGCGATCGCGACGCGAAACTCTTCGTGCTCATCACACCAGCGGTTGATGGTTGCGCGGTCTGAGCCCAGCGCCGCAGCCATCTGTGCCTTGCTCTTTCCAAGCGCACCAAGCTCCACGACGGTGTCGCAGAACTCTGGCTTGTATTTCGTTGGTCGTCCCATGATCCAATCCTTTCACAACCCTGTTAACCCACGGACACCCGCACCACGCGCGCCACGCTCTGGCCACGGCGTCGGCCGGTGGCAATGTGCGCGACGCAACTTTTGCTGACCGCCATCTTCTCGGCGACCTGCGCATAACTGAGCCCCGACTCCAGCAACTCCAGCACCTGCTCGACCTCCAGGTCCAAAAGTTTGGCCCGAGGATGTTCCTGTCCAATCCTGCGCCCTGCCTCATTCAACGCAATCAGTTTTTGCATTTTCCAGTCCTTTCAACGAACGGGTAATAAACTGCAAACAGACAACAAAAACCCCCCGCTTCAGTGCAACACTGCAACGTGTCTATAGACACACGTTGCGTTGCGTTGCACTTTTTGAAGCTGCGCAACACTGCAACACGGTGCAACGTTGCAGTCACGTTGCACGTTGCAGTCATTGTTTGTATTTTTCTGCACGTTCAGCACACAGAAATACAACCATCGTCGCCCAGCCAATAAGGTGCGCTGTCACCACTGCAAAGCGCCTCAAGCGCTCTTCTGACCCGCTGTTTGCGTGAATCGCGCTTCCCATCGGCTGGTGCATCCATCCGTTTGACCGACTCCGCGATCACCGGACCGACCTCAATGCCACTGGTTTGAGTCACGGCAAACTCTTGAATAACCGCGTTGACCACCGCCTCAACCGGCCCGAGTTTTCGTTCAGCAACCCCTGGGACTGGAGCAGTTGCCTCTATCACCACGCAGCTCGTGATGGGGTCAAGATCCTCATCGACACCGATCTGCACCACGTCCAGGTCGAAGCCCCACACCTGGCCGTCCTCACCATCCTTGGACTTCGTAAGCTTGAGCGATCGGCCCGTAGGCTCGCGCACCACCTCGAGCTCAGCGTCAGCTGCAGCGCGCAACCCCGACCAGCCCCGGGCGCCCTTGCTGGAATCCTTGCCGGCGTGGTGGATCAAAATGATCATGGCGCCGGTGACCTCGTGAATGCGCTTGCAGTGAGTCAGGGCCTTGCCCACATCCTCGCCC